CATTTGACCACGCATAAATTCATCTTCAACAGTCCACTCAGCCATAGGATCAAAGAATATCTGTACCTGGTATAAAATAAATTCCATATCTTCCTTACGATTGGCCCAAATCGATAAAGTATAATCTATTAGATAAGGAATCTCTCTAGCCGTTTGGATCATTCTGGTGCCGTCTTTATCTGCAAATCGTCTATAGAAGCAATCTCCTGCAACAGCAGGAGTGACACGAGCAGGATTGAAAGACCAGCCAGTTCTATTAACAGACATTATCGGCAATTCCACTCTACCAGTGCTTAAATCTTGCTTCCAGAATAAGATAGTCTTATCGCCACCAGCCACTCTTACTATTAACGGTTTAATTCCATCCTTGGTCGGAACCGTAATATCAGAGAAAAGTGTTTTAACTCCAATATCCATTGTTTTGAATAAAGGGGTGAGAACATCATGTACATCCTCTGTGGCAACATGTTTTGTATCGAAATTTATGGGCTTAGTACGGGCAACATCGGGTTGATTTTCAAGACCATGTTGTACTACAGGTAGGTATTCAACCTCGGGAACAGGATCCGGAGTCTTGGGATCGAAGTTAAAAGGATAAATTGGAATGATACACCTACCTATCCTATCTTTGATAATTTAAGAGGAATATGGAATATTAACAGCTTTAGTTCCGTGCAAAATATCTGATCTAAGAAATCTATCCTGGCCTTCATCCAATTTTACTAGAACACCCTTGTTCACCTTAGATATTCCATCAGAAATAGTAGCTGGATCAGTTACTTGGATTATATTCCCATTTTCATCTTTTAATTTTCTATCGGCAAACAATTTATTTATAATATCAGCCGATACTACAGCTTCCGGTGACCTACAAGCTTCTTGAATATCGCTTACAGTATTTTCGGAATGATCATCTATAATATCAGACTCAATATTTTTCATTATATCGCCGAATATCTTATTAAAATTCATCTTATTTTAGAATTTTCTTGATGTGGTACTTTAACTGATTTATCATCTGGGATTAATTCACAAACTGCAGTATAATATAACCAGCGGTAATGCCAATTGCCTGAATCATAAGCATTCAAAATCTGGAATCTAGCCGGCCCTCTAAGTTTAGGAGCATTATACGGTACTTCAATGACGTCGCCAACAGATAATAATCTTTCAAGACCAACTTCCTTAGCCAATACGGCACGTGACAATACAACAGTTACTTGTAATGGGTGATCAACACCATATCTAGTCAATTCAACATTTAACGAATCAACCTTGACCCAAGCCTTCATATCGATACCTTGACGATATATTGGATCAGCGTCCTCATCCCATACATCGTCATGACCATCTCTATCAACATACGGTTCTTTTATAAATATCGTAATCCAAGCACCAGAGATATTGATAACCTCCTCAGCCAACCTCTCAGCTGCTGCATAATCTGGTTTAGCATGATTATAAACAGATAATGGAGTAAATTGTTTCTCTATATCAGTTCTATGATCAGGCAAATCATCTATAGAGATGAAGCGCTCATCCTTCTCATTAAATGACCTGAAAAAATCATAAACTGGCATTACTTCTTACCCTTTTTCTTAGGTTTAAATTCCTTCGCCAATTTCTTCCTTCTTTTTTTCCTATTCTCAAGACATTCATTACAGAAGCCGCGTTTCGGTACTGGATTAGCACAATGCCGACTTAAGCATTTCCTATCGATCTTTTCTTGTCCAACTTTTGCAGATTCTTTCTTGCGCTGATCAGAAACTATTCTGTCATATATTTTATACAACTCATTGAACAATTCTTCAACTTCCCATTCAGTTTTAATACTTTCTAATTTTTCAAGAGCTTCATTTAATTGATCTGTGGTGTTTCCTTGAGTGCCAGGATAGAATAATCCATCTAAGGAAATATTGATAGTCGGCTCCAATGTAATTTGATTATAAGTACTAAATTCTCCACTAACCCAAGCCATCCATCTTTCATTTATCGCTCTTTTGATTAATTCAATAATGATATTGGCCAATTCAAATTCAATTCTTGAACGGTCTAATTTCATGAAATAGCCCCATTGATCCTTGCTGCTGGCTTTTTCGCTCTTCGGATGGGCTACGTTGTTGAAATAAGTATACCATATGTCTCGCCATTCTGTGGCTTTGTTGATCATTCCTTCTTCTATGGTATCACGTTCAATTGTTTGTTGAAGTTCTTCAGTTCTTCGTTCTAACCTATTCAATCTCTTTCTATCAGTCGGATTCAGCATGCCATATCCCTTGAACCGATATTCCTTTAATAGATCAATTGCTTTATCAATATATTGCTGTTGTAGAGGTGTATTCTCTACAGAAACTGGATCATCTGGATCGCGTTCTATTGGAGCTTCAGTCACCCATTTAGCATCAGTGGAGATTCCATTTAATAGCTCTATTGCTTTATTAAGCATTTCTAGATTAGCATGCGCTGGCATTGCAATATTTCTAGCTCTAACTTCATTCCAAATTTTGTCTGGCAAGTCGTAATTGACATCTATCATACTACGTATCCTGCTAGCTTTATCAGCATATTTTGGATGTTTCAACAAAATTGTCTTTAATCTGACATTATTATCAGCTGCAATTCTATACGCATTTATTCCTTCTTCGCGAGTCAGTATTTTCTCAGCCATTAACGTTGTAATTAGATCAACATCATCAGTATCGAATATTTCGCGCGCCAACCATATCTCACCTGCTGCTAACAATAAATATAAACCAGGATTATCGCGAGCATCTTCATCATGTACTTTATATCTCACAGCTATTCGATTCCCAATCCTTCTCATGATCTCAGGTGGACCGAATCCGCGAAATATTTTGTTACCAGTGATGCTATCTATAGCATTCTTAATGCGCATATACGAACGCAACTCGGCAGGTACTTCTTTAGCAGATTTTCCTTCATGAGTAAATTCAGGAGATTTCATTAACAATCTAAATAACTGCCCCTTGATCCAGCTTTTACTACGAAATTTTTCCTCTTTAGGCACCATTTCCTGACATTTTAATAAGGCATCTTGATATGACATATTAACATATTCAGTGGCTTTGTGTCTTAATTTTTTATGCATTTTATTTGGCATGCCGAGAAACACCCATAAAGGCGCTGCAGCTTCATGTTGCCCTATTCTATGGAGTACTCGTACTAATTCTAGAGTTTTAGATAATTCAACAAGAAATATTTTACTTGGAGTTAATATTTTCTCGCCAAACCACGGCTCGCGTTTGCCCTTACGCCTCTCACCTCCAAGTTTGCCTGTTTCAAACTCCTTTCTCTTCCAATATCCAGCATCATCAATTACATATCCGCTACTAGCTATATCTCTAATTCTGCGTATCTTATCTCTCTCCCATCCAACATATGGTGATTGCTCCCTACGTTCAGCCCATATAGCAAGGTCATGTTTCTGTTTAACCATGCTTTTTTCACTGTCTAATCTTTTAGCATCCGCAGCAGACCTTCCTATATTAGATGGCTCTTTTCTAGCTCCAAATCCATTTTGATTTAATCTATCAGCCAACCCGCCATCAATGATCTGTTCAAATCCGTCATTCATTTCATCAGTATTCCACGTCGCTTGACTTAAGAATTCACCATCTGCTTTCTTGTACAATCTTATTATAACTGTATATCCATCGATATTAGATTCACCCCTTTGAGTTCTATCATGTTGGCCAAATATATATGGCCGCCTAGGCAATGGTATAGGGTATCCATCATTTATTAACAATTCACCAGCACCTTTTTTGGTATCTCTCCTAACAAAGCCATCGTAAGGTTCAGGATTATAAGGCATTAAAAAATCCCATATAATCCTAAATATTTCTTCAAATGGCGTCAGTTTATTTTGAGCAACTTGAGTCCAATGCCATAATTGACTAGATCCAGTAGCCTCACATGCACGACATTCAGGTTCACCCTGATTTTCTTCAGCTTCATAATCGATGCTTCCCCTAGGTTCTATAAATCGGAATGGAGATTGATAAATCTTGTTGGTATTGAGAAATTTAATTGCTTGTTGACCATTAATAGTGATGCGCATTGTTTCAGGGGTTAATAATGCATTAGAACTTCCACTCCTCCTGGTTGTTGCTCGTACAATTTCTCAACTGTAGGTCGATCATCATTATCTTGTCTTGGAACATTAGTCAGAAATCTTGTGTCTGGTTCAGCACCGCTTGGTATTGCTAGTATCGGATTAGTTTGTAGAGTATTATATGGGTCGCTGCCAGCTTTCCAAATAAATTCAATTTTTATTTCAGCGACATATTTGCTATAATAATCATCAAAATTATCAATAACATTATAATATTGTTGATATAATTCATATTGTTTAATATCTAGATGTTCAATCCATTCTTCTAAACCAACTAAATATTCAGATTGTTTACCATGAACACGGAATTTTTTGAAATCTTCTTTCAATCGTCTAACAAATCGGTCAATACTTAGGTTGTCATTTTTTTTACGAGCTTCATAAAATTCATCTGCTATATAGCGAATAATTTGATTCGGTAGAGTATTGACTTTCTGTACCAGATTTTGTTTAGGATATTTCGCATTTAAATCGGCCAAGACAGTACCGCCCAATGAACTGTTCAATAATTGATCAAAATCTATATCGGCCAGCGGCAAGTAATAATAGAATTTAGTGTAAACATCATATAATCTCTCATCGTAATGATCGGCGATAATCTGCATCCTTTCATAAATTCTTAAGAATCTCGCTCCTTTGCACGTTGAATCGATATCTTTCTGCCAGAGTTTGTCCTTAATGACATTTCTCAATATGTCATTTGGTGTATCAATTAAGCATTTACATGTTTTATTATGATTCTTTAATGCATCTATACGGGCTTTTGTTACATGATCACGCAAATTTTTCAAGGCCTTAACAGTGGTACATTGATCCGCACTTAATTTTTCAGAAGGCTCTTCTTCAGCGTTATCGAATTCCTTCATCCATCTATCAGTGATATTACGCGGCATTTCGTCTCTATATCTGTTCAACAAATAATATCTAGTGAGACCAGCTTTATTCCTAATATTTTCAATTTCTGATTCGCTATTGCCTTGACTGTGGGCATGTTTCACAGCATTCTGAACTGATAATGCATGTTTAGTACGTAAGGCATCTATAAGATGTCCCTGAATCTTCTTTTTGATTTGATCAGTCCACCATTTTTTCTGGCCACTTCCGGCCAATCCCCACACAAAATTCGATCTTAGAGGTGGTTCATCAGATGCTATAGCTACAACATGAGCAATCTTTATGCGAGTCGTCAACCAATCTTGTCGCGCCTCATCTATCGTGGAATTATCCAACACATTAGACAATTCCTCTATTATTTTAAGTTCAATCTTATTCAAAAGATTCCCCTCAGTGGGAATGCTTCGCATATCTCTCCTATAGACAATGGTCTGTCGCTTGGAATAGAATCAACTTGTACATCCTGTCCAATAGCACGCAATTTGGCATACCAATCCTCAACATATCTACAGGATGTACAATTATCCGGACTTGGTGCCGGGCCATTTGGCAATACAAAAAATTTCCTCCTTGGGTTCCGCATATAAACGACGCTTGATCCTGAAACTGCTTCAAGAGCATCAGCCAGATCAACAACAGTGACTGCACATTCTCTGTTTTCGGCTAGCGTTGGACTAGTAAAGGCGCTAGTTGGCTCACACCCAGGTACTACTATTTTATTGCCAAGCAAAACTTCTAATTTATTTGCTATATTTATTGCCATATTATTCTCTCTAAGATGCCTTTGATTAATCTCGTTGTAGCTTCTTTGTTGCGCCTCATTTTATTACTTATGCGCAACTGCGGATCTATCCGTTCTAATTTCTTCATAAGACGAGGCGACATCATAATCAACATATTATCGTTATCATAAACATTGATCCATATTTTCATCATAGGGCTGATATAATATCAACTATTGGATACTTGTCGCCCAATTCGCCCGGTGCTATCTTAAGGATTTTAATTTCAATGTTGATTTTGCCAAAACCAAATCTCTTGGTTTTGGCCGATTTTTCATTAAATTCATCATATAGATTTATATCTTGCCCAAGACCGCGTTTATGTTTAAGCGTATCAGAAACGAATCTTCTGAATTCATGAAATATTTCAATTGCCCATCCATTTAGATCTTCTGTATTCTCCCTATCAGTTTCGTAATTTCTTTTAGCTATCTTGCCATGAGGCTTTAATTGAGTAATATCTTCATCAATAAGATATAATTCTCTAAATTCATCAAAATCGAGAGCATGAAAATCACGCGATATGTTACCAATCATATATTATATTTATTTAGTAGACGTAAATGCCAAGCGGTTCGCCGACACTAATGGCAAATTCTAATACCTTTTCATATTCATCCTTGCCCTCAGTTACCAAATCACCACCATCTAATGTAATGGCACCACCTTCAGGACCAGGTACGCCTTGAAGCTTTCTCCTAGCATAGCCAAGAGCAATCTTCATTTGTGCAAGAAATGCTCGATAAGTAGCTTCTCTAGCTTGTGGCGATCTAAACGTATTGACAGATGGAAGATACTCAACAACTACCGGAAAACTCCCCTTAGGAACCGGGAATAATTTAATTGTGCCGCCAAATTTTCCATTAGGATCACCGCGCTCAACTTTAAATTCCCAATGGCCCTCATTACCTAATATTCTCTGGCTGAATTTTCTATAAGATTGCAACAAATGATAATCTGTCAAGATGTTCTGAATACCAGAAATGTTTCCAATATTGAACAGGAAAGACTCGGCGCCGAAAATATCATCTATTCTGGTAGTGGATGGATCCCAAACACAGCTCCTAATCCAATAAGCATCTTCTGGAATCGGATATTCCGACTGAAGCGGTTGGGTCATAAAAAAAGCAAAACGTTCTTCCAATGGGAAATAATGAGAAATAAAATCGCCAGCAGATCGTAATACTTGCTCCATCTGCGTTTCAATTAGCTCTATAAATACTACTGGGTGACCCAATTGGCTCAAAGCATGGAATTTAAGAGGATTTGAATCAACTTTCAAAATTATAGGTAATTGTTCTGGACCAAGTATAGCCACTACGAGAAACTCCTCCCACCACATTTCTTAACGCCGAATTTAATGCCATTATACTCTATATGGATTACATCTTCAGGCACGAAATTTATTAAGCCAGGATGGCCGGTAACAACACTTAAAGCTGTTACCAAATTATCCCTAAGTTCCGCTACTTCTGATTCTACTATAGGAAGTGGATCTTGTCCTTCGGATAACATTCCGCCTCTGTTGACATTTCTTATGTCAGTATGTTCCCCCTGATCAGTCCCACTATGTATTATCTCAATATC